CTGCCTGATGCGGGGTAACACCAAGTGACTGGATACGCGCCATGTAAGGCGTAACGATCTCGCGGAACTGCTGGATTTCCTGGCGGATGGGTGCAGTCTCATTGAGTACCTTCTGGACTTCCATTTCACGACGATGGATTTCCTGACGGGCCTGCAACGGGAGCGCGGCCCACTCGCCCTTGGCTTCCTTCTTCCAAGAGGCCGGAGCACGGTCTACGCGATGGGTTGTGCCCGGGACAGTTTCAGGCGCCGCAGGCGCAACCTTGTCCGCAGCCTTCTCGCCAGCGGGCTTTTCAGAAACTTTTTCATCAGAACCACCGGCCTGCGCTTCGCTGGCAGGAGCTTCTGCAGGATCGGTTTCCGCAGGTTCGTTCGCAGGTGTTTCTTCAATATCAGTTGCTTCAACCGGGGGAGTTTCATCTTTGGCTTCCTCGTCAAAAGCTGCATTCAGGGCTTCGCGCAGTTCGGTACTCATGGCATTCTTCCTTATTTGTAGTTACGACTGTTGATGATCTCGGCAATCACCCGTTTGGTGCCCTCCCGGTGCTCCCGGGAGAATTCCGTGTTCACGAACGGCTTGGGCGGCAAGCCTTTCAGTTCCACAGTAGGTACGACATTATGGCGAGCGCAATGATCCCGTAGGGCAGCGCGACCATCAACAACAGAGCCATCAATGGGGGATACGAACGCCGCCGTGTCCGCAATGATCGCAGGTGCGCCCACGCTTGAAGCACCTTCCATTCCCTGTAGTTCTGCCTTGTCATAGAGCACCCCGTTTATCTGGATGTAGGATTTACGCGCCACGTTTTTTCCTTCCCTTGGTCGGCATGGGAACCGGGGGAACCTCGGGGTTCGGCTGCACAGGCATCTTGACCATCGTTCCCCGGGGCGGAACCTCGGGGTTCGACTGTCCGTCGTTCGTCCAAAACCGTTCGCCGGTCTTCGGGTTCAGCACGAAACGGGCACCCTCCGAGGGTGCCTCGCTGGCTTTGACTGTGTGAGTAACGTCAATTAGTTTGTCCATTTGAGTTCTCCTGTTGTTCCCGCTGCTGCTTAAGATTCATTTCGTGCTGCTCTTGCTGAATGACCGCGTTCTGTGCCGAGTCCTGCTCCGCGATCCTGAGTTTGAGCGCGGCCTCCTGCAACATCATCTGCATCTTGAGTGCGAATTCCTGCTGGTCTTGGCGCATCTGCAGCATGAATTCCTGCTGTTGCTGCTGGAGTTCCAACTGTGCCTTCTGCTGTTGTGCTTGAAGGTCAGCCTGTTGCTCCTGCTGCTTCATCGCCAGTTCGGCCTGCATCTTCTGTTGCTCGGGGTCAGGCTGCGGCGGGGCGTTCTTCTTGGCCTCGATCTCCTGCTCGAAGTCGCTGATGTACTTGTCGAAGATGCCTTCCACGTCCTTGTTGACCCGGAACCCGGAGACACCGAACTGGAGCATCTTGAGCATCAGCGGCACCAACTGTGGTGCACCCTGCCCGACTGTCGAAGCGGATTGCAGGAACGTAGCCACACTGTTCAGGAACTCGCTGCGTTCGTTCTTGACGGCAGCATAGTCGGTGATCGCCATGCTGGTAGCCTGAATATCCACGCGCCAGCACAGTTCTTCTTCCTCGCCCTTAATGAGTTCCATCGCCGGCTGCAACAACTGTTGATCCTCGGGCACTATCGAGGCGACATTCGCCATCCTGAGAATCTGCTGCGGGTCGAAGTGCTGGCAGATAATGTCAGCCTTGATCTGGAGGATTTCCTCGGCGAACCGGGTCACGTCCTGCTGGAGCTTCTGGATGCGGACGCTGGCGTACTTGGCTTTGAGTTCCTGCGCCCCGAGCGTTTCGCTGGCCTTGGTATTGCCCCGCACCACGTCACTGATGCCGGTCAACACATCGATCTGCGCGACCAGCGAGGCACGGTGCTGCTGCAACTGCGCAAGAGCAGTGACGACCATTTCCAGCGGCAGGAAGTCGATCTGTCCCTTCAAGCCGCCCTTCTCGGCAAACATGGCCCAATTATCCACCGGAATCAGGATATTGTCGTAGCCCTCGGTGAGCATGCGCTGAACACCTTCGGCGCCCTTGTCATACACCCCTACGACCTTGCACGCGATGATGAGCAGACTGATGCGGTTATTCACCTCGTCCAGTTCATTGTACTGATCCTGCAACATTGCGAAGTCGGGCTTCGGCAAACAGTTGGAGGTGGTGAGGTTGGCGAACAGCGGCTTGGGGCACGGCTCGAAACGACCATTGCGAAGATGCAGGAAGTCGCTACGTTCCTCCAGAATCTCGGTCATGCCCTTAGCAAACCAGATCACCTTGCGGCTTTCGCGGTCCCAAATCTCGTACACACAGCCGCGTTTCAGCACCATGTTGGATGGCGTGTTGCCATTCGGCAGGTTATTGTTCTTGTTCGCCGCCGTGTTCAACGGCACCTGCAGACCCTTCTCCTTGCCGAACCGCTTGGTCAACTGGTCACGGGTCATGTAGACCTTCCGGGCGACCCAACGGCGTTCCTCCCACGTCCGGCAGGGCGAATAGATGAAGTCCTCGAAAAACACCCAATCAATCGCCACTTCCTGATAGGCGATGCGTTGCATCGGCTTCTGCGTCTCAGGGTCGATAGCGTCCGGGATGTCTTCTAGCTCAGTTTCCAGACGGAGCCACGCAGCACCGAGGCCGGGCACCAACCGATCGAACACAGCATGGCGCATCACGGCGTCAAAGTCACAGTCGGCCTCGTCCATGTCCTGATTGACGCACCGCTGCATGATGATGCCAGCCACCCGGGCGACATCATCGTTCATGTCGAGGAAGCGGCGGGACACATCCGCCTCGGGCGTTTGGTCGTAGAGGCTGGCCTCCATGATCCCGACATTGGTGAAGAACACGTTGTACCAACGTTTCTGCACCTCGGTGGCGTCACGGTCATCGATGTAGCGCCGGATGGTCAGGCGGGCCGACTTCCAGAACTTCTCCATCTCCTTCTCTGCGAAAGTGATCTCGTCCTCCCACCGCTTATAGACGCCGTTGGGTTCAGCTTCAAGCTGCTTGAGGGAGGTGATCGTGGCGTTGGTGTCCTGTGTCTGCATTATTTAGTGCCTTTCAAAATCAGAAACGCTTCCTGAAGCCAGTGGCACGCTCGCGTTCGTCCCACATCTCGTTAAGCGTAATATCTTGCCACGTCTTCGGCGCTGGTGCAGCTTGTGGGGGAGCGGCTGGGCGGCCCAACGACGCAAGGCGACGCCCAATAAGACCTAGTGCGTCAATGCCATCATCCACACCATCGCCCATCGCATTGGGGAACGCCAGTATCTCGTTAATCAGCCAGCGATTCCAAGGGCCACGCTTGAAGAAAATCTTTCCAGACTTGAAAAGCCCACGTAACGGCGCGGCACGGGTCTCCTTATTTTGCCCGCGCATGGGGAGCATCTTCAGCGGGACTATAACCCCGCGCTCACGACACTGTACAGCAAGCAACTGGACATAGACCTTCGCCATGTTGTCGTCGTCAATGAGCGCCAACTGAATTCCCTGGTTCTCACAGAGGTCTATATGCTTCTTAACAGTGGCCTCAATGGCACACCGGTCACGCCAGGCGTCCTCGACATAGACGTCGCCCTTGCTATCTACGCCTGCGGTAATATGCACTGAGTAGTCGCCACTATTCACTGAGAGCGCCAGATCAGTTAGCGTGTACCTATGCAATGTACTTGGCACGATGTCTACGAGCTTGATCTCTTCACTGGCCACCCAACTGCCTGTTTCTGATGGCGGCTTTTGCTGGTACAAGGTCTTCCACTTGAACTCGTCCCGTTTCGCGTCCTCGACCATCTCAGGGGTGTACCACTCCGGCCAGAGGCGCTCTCCAGGCATGCGTCCAAGCGGGTCGTCCTCCTCGGCCTCCATGGGGAGGATCAGCACCCGTTGCCTCTTGGTCGGGTTCAGTGCATTGCGCTGGATCAGATACCCTGCGAGGTCATTGGGGGAGAGCCGCTGACAAATCAGTACGACCTTAGCCCCTGGCTTGAGACGTGTCACAAAGTCAGTCTCATACCAGCTATGTATCTTCTGCAGCTGTGTCAGGCTTTGTGCTTGCTCGTAGCCTGAAATGGGGTCGTCCAGAATGCCCAAATCGGCACGAAAGCCGAGAATGGAACCTCCCACGCCTGCTGCAAGCACCTCACCACCTTTAGATGTGGCCCAACGAGATACTGCTGTACTGTCGTGGGAGAGCTTTGAGTCGGGGTAGATATTATTGTGGGTCTTGCTGTCTACCGTGTTACGCACCTTGCGTGACCAGCGCTCACTCAAGTCAGAGGTGTGCGTAGCAAGGATTACGTTCTTAGTTGGGAACCGACCCATGAACGCTGCGGGGAGCGCATGCGAAGTGTAGGTAGACTTGGCGCTGCCTGGCGGGCTGTTGATAATCAGCTCGTCATACTCATCGTCAAGTAACTCATCAATGGCTTGGCAGATCAGCACATGGTGCTTCGCGGGGAGCACGTCCAAAGCATAAGCCGCGTAATGGGAGAGCACGCAGCCGGCCTGCTCACGACGAGCAAGCTCTGCGAAGATTTTGTCCAATTGCGGGGGGGGACCGTCCATTTGTGCAGTATAACGCGTTTTGGCCCAAATGTAAATGCGGTTTACAAAACGAAAAAATTGTGATATACCGCGCGCGCGTGTCGCGGTACATATATGCAGACCGATGTCATATGGTACTGGTGTTTAGGACTGTATACATGCCTCTCTAGACAAAATGAAAAGTATACACCTCTCTAGATAAAATGAAAAACACGTGGGACTTTGTACGTCGCCCGCCCAAGTTTTTCGCTCTTCACGTGCTCGAGACCCGGGGGGTGGCCCAGCGCCCATAGATAGACGAGAATCGTTACCATGTGCAGATGAGAATCGTTACCATGTGCAGATGAGAATCGTTACCATGTGCAGATGAGAATCGTTACCATCCTCACCACCATCCTCACCACCACCCTCACCACCACCCCCACCAACAAGAACGACTCTCGTTCCTAACTCGTCACATCTCGTCACAAACTGTTACACAACTAGTACATACGCAGGAACTGTCTTATGAGATAATATCCTTACTGACTGATTAGTCAGGCTCTTTAAACTAACTGGAGAATTATCATGTCTAAGAAACAAGCCCAAGCTACTGTTGAACAAACCACTGTTGAGCAGGTTGAACAGGTCGAACAAGTCAAGGTCCGAGTGAGCATTGGCTCCACTGCAATCAAGCTCATCCTTGAGAATCCCGACTGGGCCAATCAACAAGTTTTGGAAGAAGTCAAGAAGCTCTTCCCGTCGGCCCAGACTACCATGGCCTGCATTGCATGGTACAAGTCCAAGCTGCGGAAAGAGGGGAAGATTGGTCAGCGAGTTTTCAAGAAGCCCCAAGCACAACCTGCTGCGGAGTAAGTACCATGACCAAGGACGGACTCCTTGGTCTGCTCTGCTTCATAGCTTTAATAGCAGAGCTTGCTACCAACTTCGAAATACCCACGCTTAATTGGGCAAGCTTTATGTTAGTGCTCACTGCAATACTGGGTGGCGAATAGAAATAGGGACCGCAAGGTCCCTATTTTTTTGTGCTTACTCCCAAGTACAAAGTACAATGTACTAAGTACAATGCACTAATAGCACAATTTGGAGTTCCTTATACGCCCAATTCGGATTTCTTAGAAACCCCAATATAGCGCAATACTGCCTTTTTCAGGTCCAAAGTGCTCATATTTTGGATGTCTGTATCAGTTAAAACATCCAGTTGAGGGGGAGGAACAGTCTCGTTCTTGGCGGCTTGGAGGACGCCCATTTTGAGCACCGCCTGGAACAATGCCGTTGGATTTTTCCTGGCCTCTGCTATAAAGGCCTCCTCGCCACCCACGGCGAGCAGCGCACTTTTTACAAATGAGGCCATGTTTGGGTCCTCGTTTTGGGTCCTTTCTGGTATGTCGTTGCCCACTTCTTCGAGGCCACATAGGCCTTTTTCGTAGTCTTGGAAGGTGTATTTCATGGCGTAAGCCCTTAATGGAAGGTGAATTATCTAGCCTCGGCGTTTGACGAAATGACGATTTTGACGAAGTTTATATTGTTGAC